AAAGGGGATACAGCTATTATCAATGAATACAAGGCTAGGATGTTAAACAGTCCTAAGTCAGCTAAAGTCCTAGAGGCTATCTACGATGCAGCCCTTAATGATGACCACAAGAACCAAGCTGCTGCATGGAAGTTGATTGTAGACCGTATTGTCCCAGTGTCTGCCTTTGAAGCTACCAAGTCAGCAGGTGGAACCCCCCAGATCAGTATTAATATCTCTGGTTTAACTTCTCCTGTAGTTGAGGCTGAGGAAGTAACCTACGATATTGAGGATGTAGAGGATAAGAATGGCTGAACTTAACTTTCAGCTGTTGAAGTGGCAACAAGAGGTCTTTAAGGACACTACACGGTTCAAAGTCGTAGCAGCAGGTCGTCGGTGTGGTAAGTCCAGACTATCCGCTGTAAGCCTCCTTATAGAAGGTTTAAACTGTCCTGAAGGATCAGCTGTGATGTACATAGCTCCTACCCTTGGTCAGGCTAGAACAATTATCTGGGACTTGTTACATGAACTTGGACGACCAGTCATTAAGTCATCACACATCAATAACCTCGAAATCCTTCTCGTCAACGGTAGAAAGATATTGGTTCGTGGTGCTGACAATCCTGATTCTTTGCGGGGTGTGTCTCTTACCTATGTGGTTCTAGACGAATGTGCCTTTATCAAAGAGGATGTCTGGCAGAAGATTATCCGAGCTTCCTTGTCAGATAAGAAAGGCAGAGCTTTATTCATCTCAACACCGTCAGGCCGTAACTGGTTCTACGATGTCTTTAAGTTAGGTCAGGAAGAGACTGACGAAGAGTGGAAGTCATGGCACTTCACTACCAAAGACAACGAAACCATTGACCCCAAAGAGATTGACGCTGCTGAGAGAACCCTAAGTTCCTTTGCCTTCAAGCAGGAATACTTGTCCAGCTTTGACAATGCAGGTCAGGATGTCTTCAAGGAACCTTGGCTTAAATATGCCCCTGAACCTACCTATGGGTCTTATGTCATAGCCATTGACTTGGCTGGTTTTGAGGATGTAGGAAAAAATGCTGGTGCAGCCAAGAAACGATTAGACGAAAGTGCCATCTCGATCGTTAAGGTATGTGACGATGGTTCTTGGTGGGTAAAGGACATTATTCATGGACGCTGGGACATTCGTGAAACTGCTAGTAGGATTCTTATGGCTGTGCGTGACCATCAGCCCATTGCTGTTGGAATTGAACGAGGAGCTTTGAAGAACGCAGTCATGCACTATCTTGAAGACTTGATGAGGAAGAACAATATCTACTGCCACATCTCGGACTTGACACACGGGAATAAGAAGAAGACAGATAGGGTTGTCTGGGCTTTACAAGGTAGGTTTGAACACGGCAGGATCTCCTTAAACGAGGATATCAAAGACGATTGGAAAGAGTTTGTAGACCAATACCTAATGTTCCCTACTGCTGGCGTACATGATGACTTGATTGACTCCCTAGCTTATGTCGACCAACTGGCTGTGTCTTTCTACGACCAAGACTATGTTGAAGATGAATGGGAACCTTTGGATGTAATTTCTGGCTTTTAAAGCAAATAATGCTTGACAAAGTATTAAAAATAGTGTAGGATACGCAACTTATGACAGTTAAACGAGGCCAAGAAGAGTTTGAAGGCTACAACAAGCCTAAAAGAACTCCCGGACATCCAACCAAGAGCCATGCTGTATTGGCTAAGGATGGGGATGAAGTCAAGTTGATTAGGTTTGGTCAGCAAGGCGTTAAAGGCAGTCCTGATGGTACAGCCCGTAACGATGCCTTCAAAGCCAGACACGCAAAGAATATTGCCAAAGGCCGTATGAGCGCAGCTTATTGGGCTAATAAGGTTAAGTGGTAAAAATTATATGAAAACCTGTCCTGTAGCTACCCACAACATCCATGTGAACTTGAAGCACAGGGACAAGGCTTTCAAGGAATACGGTTACGGTCCTGCCAACCCAGAACTTGAGAACAGTGCTTTCTGGAATGACAAGGCAAACGAGTGGCAGACTGACATTGAGCAAGCTAAGTCCACGCGTTGTGGCAACTGTTCAGCCTTCATCCAGACTTCTGAGATGATGAAGTGCATCCATGACGGTATTGACGCAGAGAAGGATAGCTACGCTCAGGATGTGATTGATAGTGCCAAACTAGGCTACTGTGAGCTTTTTGACTTCAAGTGTGCTGCTGACCGTACATGCTCTGCTTGGCTCGTTGGTGGCCCTATAACTGATAGTCACTTGGCTGAACTAGAAGATGAGCCTTTCCGTGACTCTATCGAGGATTAATAAGGATAATAATGGCTGATCTAGAAAAAGAAAATACTGACGCTGAAGGCCAACCTCAGTTTGAGGAACCCTCTGACAACGACAAGAAGTTGGTGTCTTGGGTTGTAGACCACACTGAGCGTTGGCGTGACTTCCGTGACAACAACTACATGGACTCATGGGAAGAGTACGAGCGTATCTTCCGTGGTCAATGGGCTGAGGGTGACTCCACTCGTGAGTCAGAGCGTTCACGCATTATCTCCCCTGCCACACAACAGGCAGTGGAAACCAGTCATGCTGAGATCATGGAAGCTATCTTTGGTCAAGGCGAGTTCTTTGACATTGAGGATGATGTCCGCGACATTAACGGTACACCTATTGATGTCGGTATGCTCAAGGCTCAGTTGGAAGAAGACTTCAAGAAGGACAAGATCCGTAAGTCTATCGACCAGATTGGCCTGATGGCTAAGATCTACGGTACTGGTATCGGTGAGATCGTTGTCAAGAAAGAAAAAGAGTTTATCCCTTCAACTCAGGCTATCCCCGGAGTTACAGGACAAGCAGCCATTGGCGTTATTGAGCGTGATCGTATCGCTGTCAAGCTGAACCCTATCAACCCTAAGAACTTCTTGTTTGACCCTAACGGTACGACAATCGAAGACTGTATGGGTTGTGCTGTTGAGAAACCAGTATCGATCCACAAGATTGTTGCTGGCATGGAAGCTGGTATCTACAAGAAAGTGGACATCCAGCCTTACATGGATGACGACACCTTGGAAGCTACCCAAGAAGTTCGTCAGTATCAAGATGGTAAATCTACTCTCCTGACCTACTACGGCTTGGTTCCTCGTGAACTCCTGATGAACTTGGAGAAGGACGACAAGGTTGAAGTTGTTGACTTGTTTCCTGATGATTCAACAGCGGATGAGTACTCTGACATGGTTGAGGCAATCATCGTTATTGCCAACGGTAACTTATTGTTGAAGGCTGAAGAGAATCCTTACATGATGAAGGATCGTCCTCTGATGGCCTACCAAGACGATACAGTGCCTAACCGCCTGTTGGGTCGTGGTGTAGTCGAAAAGGCTTACAACATGCAAAAAGCTATTGATGCTCAGTATCGTAGCTACTTGGATTCTTTGGCTTTGACTACAGCCCCTATGATCGCTATGGACGCTACCCGTCTGCCTCGTGGTGCTAAGTTCGAGGTCAAACCCGGTAAAGCTTTGTTGACTAACGGTAATCCTTCTGAGATTATGATGCCGTTTAAGTTCGGCACTACTGATGGTAATGCTCCAGCAGCGGCTCAGAACTTTGAGCGTATGTTGCTCCAAGCTACTGGTACTTTGGACAGCAACGGCATGATTAGCCAAGTATCTCGTGATGCTGGTCAAGGTGGTATCTCTATGGCTGTTGCTTCTTTGATTAAGAAGAACAAGCGTACCTTGACTAACTTCCAAGAAGACTTCTTGGCTCCGTTTATCAAGAAGGCCGCATTCCGTTACATGCAGTTTGATCCTGATCGTTATCCATCAGCAGATCTGAACTTCGTACCTACAGCTACCTTGGGTATTATGGCTCGTGAGTATGAGCAGACACAGTTTATCGCATTGCTCCAGACTCTTGGCCCACAGACCCCTGTGTTGCCTTTGATCTTGAAGGGTATCATCCAGAACTCTAGCTTGTCTAGCCGTGAAGAGATCATTCAAGCTTTGGATCAAATGTCTACACCTAGCCCTGAAGCTCAGGCTATGGAACAACAGAAGCAAATGTTGGCTATTCAGGCAGCTCAAGCTCAGATTGCTGTGAATACTACTCAAGCTGAACGCAATAAAGCTGAAGCTATGAATACTATGGTTGAGGCTCAGCTGAAGCCACAGGAAGTACAGGCTAAAGTCTTGGCTTCCACGACCAACAATCTACCTTCTAATGATGATTTGGCTAGCAAAGAGTTCGATAAGCGAGTCAAGATCGCTGATTTGATGCTCAAAGAGGCTGACATCAAGAACAAGGCTAAGATTGTTGAACTTCAGATGAGCAAACACAAGCAAGAGAGCATGGCTTCAGAGGCTGACTTCCTGAAACAACTCACTGAAGGTCTGAATAAATGAACTTAAAAGACATTGAAGGACTGTCTGACGCTGATAAATTAGCGTTGGTTAAGTCTATTCAAGAAAGTGTAGCAGCCAACAAAGCCAAACAGGTGTCTTTGGAGGCTGGTCAGTACGCTAAGTTGGTTGTTGAGGCTGTAAAGAAGATCAAAACTGACTTAGAAGCCCGTTATTCTGAGATTAAAGCTGACATTGATAGTAAAGCAGCTAAACTCAAGGACGGTAAAGATGGCTTACAAGGTCCTAAAGGTGAAAAAGGTGATAGAGGCTTTGACGGCGTTAACGGCAAAGATGGAAGAGACGGCAAGGACGGAAAAGACGGAGTTGATGGCTCCGATGGCCTTGGTGTTGCTAACGCTCACATTGACTTTGACGGTGCTTTAGTCATTACGCTCACCAACGGGCATGAAATTAACGCTGGTGAAGTAGTTCCTTTTGATGTAGCAGAGAAAATCAAGGTTATCGGTAACGGTGGTGGCACATCTCAGTATGTCTTAGATGCTATTGCTGACCTCCAGACACAGATTAATGCTATCAGTGGTGGTTTGGTCTATAAAGGCACATGGAATGCCTCTACAAACACACCTACCTTGACATCTAGCTCAGGAACAACCAATAATTACTATGTTGTCTCTGTTTCAGGGTCTACGAACCTTAATGGTATTACTGATTGGCAAGCAGGTGATTGGGCTATCTACAACGGTAGCGCATGGCAAAAGATTGACCAGACTAACTCTGTAACTTCAGTCAACGGCAACACTGGTGCTGTGGTCTTGACAACCACAAACATCTCTGAAGGTACAAGTCTGTACTACACCGATGCTCGTGCAAGAGCTGCTGTCAGTGCAGGTACTGGTATTAGTTACAGTAGTGCAACAGGCGTTATTACCAATAGCAGTCCTGACCAAACAGTAGTCTTAACTGGCGGTACAGGTATCACAACTAGCGGTACTTACCCTAACTTTACGATTACTAACAGTTCTCCTGACCGTACAGTGGCTATCACAGGCTCAGGAACTACCTCGGTAACTGGCACATATCCTAACTTCACTGTTAGTAGCGCAGATCAGTACACAGGTACAGTGACCTCAGTTGGCGGTACGGGCACTGTATCAGGATTGAGCTTGACAGGTACTGTTACAGGATCAGGTAACTTGACGCTTGGCGGTACGCTTTCTGTAACCCCTTCTAACTTTGCCTCTCAGACTGCTAATACTGTCTTAGCTGCTCCTAACGGGGCTTCAGGAACACCTACTTTCAGGACTTTAGTGGCTGCTGATGTGCCTACCTTGAATCAGAACACTACAGGTTCAGCAGGTTCTTTGGTGACTACAGGCTTCTCCGTTGTTGAAAGCGGAGGAAAGATCTTATTCAAATATGGAGCAACAACGATTGCTTCTCTCGACTCATCAGGTGTCTTTACCACCTTATCTAATCATGTTGCTAACGGTACTCCTTAAGGATAAAAATTAAATATGGCACAAATTACTCTTAACTCTTCTGGTATAGCAAGTAGCGGTTCGTTGCTGCTTCAAACCAACGGAACTACTACACAAGCCACTGTAGACACCTCTGGCAACTTAGGTTTAGGTGTTACGCCTAGTGCTTGGGGTAGCAGCTATAAAGCGCTTGATATTGGTCAAGTTGGAACAGGTGTATCAGGAACTGCTGGAAATGTTTTTTTAGCTCAAGGCGCTTACAACGATGGTTCTGGCTGGAAGCGTTCACAATCAAGTTATGCCGTAAATTTGTTTAATGCCGCCGCAGGTGCTTTTTATTGGTTTCAAGCTGCATCTGGTTCAACAGGTTCATCTATTTCTCTCACCCAAGCAATGACGCTTGATGCTAGTGGGCGTTTAATAGTTAACGGAACAAGTCCATATTCAACAGCCGCTTTGACATTAAAAGAAACGGCATCTCTTGGTAGTGCGCTTGCGTTACAAAATAGAAACGCAACACAAACATGGGCTATTGCTGTTGATTCAATTTCGGTTGATGATAAAAAACTTGTTTTTATTGATGTAGCTGGTGGGCCAACAGGTCGAATGACGCTTTACCCAACAGGCGAAGTTGAAATTACAAATTTGGCAGGTTCTGGCTCTAGAACTGTTACTGCAAACGCAGCCGGAGTTTTGTCGGCATCGTCAGATTCTTCTTTAAAACAAGAATCATTGGAAACTGAAGTAGTAGGCCTTAATGCTTTAATGCAAATTCAGCCCAAAGCGTATAAATGGCTTGATGATATACAAAAACGGGGTGACGAAGCCGCTGTTGAATTTGGTTTTTTTGCCGATCAAGTGGCTCCAATTATTCCATCGGCAGCACCAAAAGGATCAGACGGCCTTTATGGTTTTTATGACAGAGCGTTGTTGGCTGTGATAACTAAAGCCATTCAAGAACAACAAGCCATCATCACAGCCT